TATGTAAATGAGCCACTTGCTTTCTTAACTACACCTATCACACTATCTCTAAGATTATCAATAGTGAATCCTTGTTTAAATACACCTACTCCACTATATGCGTGAGGTATACCTCTATCTACAGTAAGAGCAGTATTACTTTCTATGGCTGTAACTTTCGCCATGAATCTATTAGCGCCTGCAGACTGAAATGCGATAACATCTCCTACTGAAAAATCAGATACAAAAGTAGTACTGCTCCCTGTGACTTCAGGCAGACCTGCTGTAGTACTAATTGTACCAGAGGCTGCTGTTAAATCATTATTACTTTCTCCTAGTCTTGCTAAAAATTCGAAGTTATATTTTGTACTATGTGTTGGGTCTGTTGCTGTTGTATCTGTTACTAATTGTAATGCTTTAAGACAATCTGAGTTATCGCTATAATCCATAAGTAAGAAAGCGGTATCACCATTTGACATATTGCTAAATGCTGTTTCTTGATGTGTTGTTGTGCCTCCACTAGTTATAATCTTTGCATCTACTCCACTTGGTGGTGTAAATACATAAGTATTATTTGAAAGTGCGACAGCTCCTGTGCTAGTATTAATATCTGCTGTTGCTGTTAGACTTCCGCCTTTTTGTATTCCACCATTTAAACCACCGCCTAATGTACCTGCTCCAAATGGATTTACTTGTGAAGCATCGAAGTCAAATACTTTTTGTATATACCCAGAAGTATACCCATTTGTATTTACTGTTTGTACTCTTACTATATTATTTAGTGCTGGAACTACATTTCTAATTGTGTATGACCCAACTGTTGCTGAATTATGTGTTAGTGTTTTAAAATCGTTTTCATTGTAATCTTCATTTTCAATGGTCATATTATGTTGAATATTGAATCCTGCTAAATGCTCGTATACATCTACCAATGAATTACCATTTTTATCTGTTCTCGTTGAGGTAGGTAGAGTCCAATTTAAAACTACATCATATGCATTTACTCCAAACTCATCTCCTTCTGCATCTCCTCCACCTGCTGGTACTATTGAAGCAGTTAATCCACTAGGTGCTGGTACATCATCTGTTCTTCTTGGGGTTCTCGCTATCTCTGGATAAGTGTATAAATTCCACCCTCTGTCTACTGCGTCATATTTTTCTACATGATACTCAGTAGCAGATATAGTATATAGTTCTTTTGTTTCATCTCTTTTTACAGAGTTTATCATAAACTGTCTTAGACTTCCTGTAACATCGTCTCCAGTTGCAGCTTCTGTACCACTTACAGTATAAATTACTTCTCCATCAGGAGCAGAACTAAATGCAGTTCCAACAGTTATAGAACTAGCATTAAAAGAAGATATTGTTTGAGTTTCTACTCTTACATCTTCTGACCATATAGTCTGAACAACAGCACCACTATCATCTTTCAGATTCGCTGCTTTTGCATGTGTATCTACTGCGTTTCCATCTTCATCAAGAAGTATTAAATCTCCTTGCACATAATTTGTACTATTAATTGTTGCTAAAGGTTGTGATAAGTATGCACCACCGCTAGGATATATTAAGTGTAAATCAAATGAATCTGTATTATTTAAATAAGAAGTTAAATCTCTATCTGTTTTGATTACTGTTGTAGAAGAAGCACTTGAAGTTGTTACACGACCACTTGCTACTACATCTGTTAAGTCTGGGTCTTGTACATCAATGACATCTCCTGGTTTAAGTATTGCTGCATTAATACCAGTAGAGAATGTTACAACTTCTTTTTCTAAGTCTTCTGTGAATAATTGATATTTACCATGTCTTATTGCTTGTCCCTGTGAAGTACAACCATATGCTGTGATATTTTTTCTTTTAATTTTACCTGTTCTTGCTATTTCATTATGGTCTTCGACTACTTCTACTGCTTGTTTATAGCCATTATCTGGGTCATTCCAAGTTATAGCTATTTGATTATGCTTAAATCTTCCTGCAGTACCTGAGTAAGCAAAAGTTCCATCAATTACATTTGCTTTTGTAAAAGTATATACAGCACCCTTCTGCATATTTGCACCTAAAGTAACTTCTCCATTATACCAAACTACCATAGCTCTAAGCATAGAAGCCATGTTCTTTAGCATTTTAATTGCGTCCATGTCTTTAGTAATGTATAAATTACAAGTAAATCTAGGCTCAGTGCCTCCTTTACCGTCTGGTACTAATTCATCACAATATTTTGCTAATTGAAATAAAGTATATTTATCTACTAGTGCAAAATCAAAATCTTCATCAAGGTATTTACCTAATCCGTATCTTTGATTTGTTAGTAAGTCGAAAAATATCCAAACAGGATTACTTGTGTAAACAGGTTCATGGTTTATATGAGTAGGGCTTGAAAAAGTTTTCTTATCCCCTCTAAAATTACCGTCCCAATCTGTTACAGAACCTGTATCTGTACCGTTAGTTACATGTCTAGTGTAAGAAGCATTTGTTCTTCTTACTCCTGTGGTTGCATTTACTTCATCAGCTGGGAAATAGTTGGTAGGAACTTTAACTTTCATTCCTCTAATTCTATAACTTCTTTTTGGAATTTTTCCAAAGTCTTCTGCGTCTACAACTACAGCTGCATAAGCTGAGTATGGATAAGTTAACTTATCAGTAATAATATTTTCAATAGATGCAACTGTTCCAGCATTAGTTTGTTGCCAACTGTTTTCTTTTTGATTGACTGCTGATATTCTTTCTATTTTTACTCTATAAGCATCGAAAGGTTGATATCTGCTTATATCCATAGTATAAACCTTATTAAAAGGTTGTCTTGTTTTAGTACGAATTACGCCTGAAGAAGCAGATTTAGTTGCACCATTCTTATGATAAGAACTAGTGGTAGTTGCAATAGTAGACCTACCTACTTTAGTTACATCTGTAAAAGTACTTCCACCATCTCTTGAATATCCAAAAGTTATTCTGTATTCTGCAAAACCTGGTCCTAGCTTACCGTTCTCTTTTTGAGAAACCATAGAATTAAATTTTATAGTAACTTTTAATTGGTCTACTTCTTCTGGATTACCTACATTCATTTGTGAGGAAGTAATTGTTAAATCACTGCCTGTATATTCTGTTGGGGTTTCAAATCCAAAAGAACTTGGACTTGGATATCCTGAGGAAGAACTAGTATCTAGATTACCTCCAGATACGGAGTGTGCAATAGAAGCACTACCTATTCCTCTAGGAGTTGGTAAAAATTCTTGGTCTCTTCTTCCTGTTCTAAAAGCAAATCCAAAGTTTTGATAATTATAAACAGGTGTATCTGTACTTCCTCTTCTTGGACTACTTATCATTATAGAAGTATTTGATACATCTATACCTTGTCCTGCAGGAGATATAGTACAAGTACTACCGCTATAAGTTGCTATATCATCTACTAAATCTACATAAGCATTAGTATTAGAAACTGTAGTCATTGGAGTAGTATCTACTCTGATTGCTGAAGTATTTATAAACTGAGTTATTCCAGCTATTAACTGTCCTCCGTCTAAACCAGCTCCATCGATTCTGATTAGAGGTTCTAATACTCCAGGAGTTACTACATCGTTTGAAGCAAAGAAAGAAGAACTTGATGTAATAATATTATTACCTGCTACAGTGCTAATAGTTCCTGTTGCTTTTTTCTTTCCACCCGCTATTCTAATCTGTCTTATACCTTCTACAGTGCTTCTACCATCAAATATGTTTGTATTGTTATCTGTGATAGTTCCTGTTGAAGCTACATAACTACCGTCAAAAGAATGTTTGGGGTCAATAATTCCTGTATTTGTAGTATTTGCAACAGGATTATCATTTAATCTAATACTTGCTACACCATCTACCAATCCTTCAATCGGTCCTTCGGAAAGAACATCATAAATTACAGCTGTTTGTCTTCTAGTTTCTCCAGATATATTTAAACCACCAGGCCCTAGTGTTGAAGTACTTCCTACTGCTGTATTACTCATTATTCTGCCTCCTGGTAATTCCAATTATAATCGCCATCTTCTCCGCCATGGTCATAATTTGTTCCGTCATTTGCACTATAACCTTTACTTACAAAAGTATAGCCTTGATGACTTGTTATTCTTGCATCTGTAAATCCAAAGTTTACTACTGCTCCGCCTACTTCCATTTCTCCATAGCACAAAGGAACAGGTACTCCTGATTTAGTATTATTTATTGGGCCATTGAATAGTTGTGATTTATCTTCATCAAGTTCATCTGGGTCATCTGATAGTAACTCTACAATACCATTTAATGCTAGTTGTAAACCTACATTCACCATAACACCTTGTAAAAGCGCCATACCTTTACTAAGACTGCTTGGGTCTCCCATCATAAAACCACCTACTATTAGTGCTATACCTATTATAATTTGTAATACTTCGTTTTTAGCACCTCTTGGTACTGGAGTAATAATTATATCATCTGCGCCTAGTTCTAAATCTAAGGTATTATAATCTAAGAATTCTTCTCCTTTCTGAACAGTAAAGTGAATATCATTCTCGGTACAATCTATGAGATACTTTCGTAGACCACCTTTCATTGTGTCTATTGCGTGTACGGCTTCTTGAACTGTCTTTACATTCAGTCTGTGTACTTCTCCGAATAGTTCTCCCATTCTTCCTTTGAATATTATATTTCTAGTCATGGTTGTATAATTGTGTAATCTTTCTCGGGATAGGAAACGATTAAATACGGAATTCCTACCTCACGACATTGTTTTTTGTCTGCTTCGCTTGGCTGACAATCTTGCCCATAGTGACTATGGACTACATATTTTATTTTTGATGTGAGTTGATATTTAACGAAAGTTTTTGCGTCCATCATAAACTCATCTTCTTGTGGGGAGATATTTTCCATGCGAATATATTTTTTGTTATCTCCATCTTCTATAACAAGTCCACAACACTCTCTCGGGGCTTCATCGGCAGCATGCTCAAATATTTCCTCTATCATGAGAAAGCCTTCGCTGCTGGGAAACCACCAAAAGGTAGTTTTGCTTGTGTATTAGGATTTGCCTTACCTGTAGAAGTTGCAGTTCCTGTACTAATTGGGTCAAATCCAAATCGTGCTTTACACCCATCAAGTCTTTTACTACAACCATCTCCTTTTTCCCATACTTCACTTAAATATCCTGGTGCTATAGATTTATTCGCTTTCTTAGTTTTCCATAACAAAGTTTTGCCGTTAGTATGAGAAGTAGCAACATTATCTGTAAAAAGAACATAGTCATTTTGCTTATCGTCAGAGAAAGTAAAATATTGTGTTCCATGTGAATATGTGCTATATACTCTTATTCTTTTAAAATTACTATTTGCATCACTAGGAGTTCCTGGTGACGAAGTACTTGTAGTTGCTTGCCAATACTGGTCTTTATTTGATACTGCTGTTCTAGTACCATCTGCATTATATCTTGTTACTGCTGCTGTAGTTTTGTAATAAGTATTTACTGTTACTGCACCACTGCTATAAGAAGTAAAAGATGTACTACTTGGTACAACATATTCATCATCTATATTTACATAAGCTGTATACTCTGTACCATCATTGTTAACTTTATATGTAGGTCTATATTTACCCTCTAAATGCCATGTGCAACCGCTCTGAGCTTTTTCATGTACTTGTTTATGCCCTCCTGCTCCTTGATAAATAAAAGGACATCTATCTGGAAGTACATTTCTTCCTGGAAGTTTAATGTTTGCTAAATCAAAAGGAGCAATACATTCAATTGTAACTTGTGTTTTATCTCTGCTTTTTACTCTATCCATAACATAAATATCTCTTGGATATTCTGTTGGAGGATTTGTTGCTGCTGACTCTCCATGTAAGTATTTTTTAAGAGTAGTTCTTCTAATTATTTTTAATCCTAATAAACTATGATAATCAAGAGTACCTATTGCAGTAGATAAAACTGTAGTTGCGTTTCCTAGTGAAAGCAAAGGTCTTGATATAGCTCCATCATTTTTTATTTCTGCTCCTGAAAATTTAGAAGGTAAAGCAATATAAGTATTAATTTGAGAATTTGTATTATAGTCTCTCATCTGTATAGTAGTTAAATCATCGTCTAGACCTGAATGAAAATATATAAATTGTCCTTTAATATATTCAAGCTCAAAAAGAGAGACCAGTTCTGAGCCTGGGTCTAACTTTTGTAAATCCTTAACTAATATTTTTTCTGACATTATGCTTCATATACCCTATTAAATGTTGCATTACATGTATAAAATTCATCATATTCCCAATTTTGAGAAAAATCAGCTACATATACTTTTACTGTTTCTTCGTTGCCACTAGCATTTGTATCTGCAAAAGTAAAATCAAATGCAGTTACTCCATTTGTGCTTTCAAAGAATCCAATTATATCATCTATCTCTTCTTTTGTTCTTGTTTTAAAAGTAACACTAAATGTTTGTTCTAAATTATTTATTCCATTTGCAATTCTTTGTTGATAACCGTCTCCAAATTTTGATTGAAATATAAGTGGTTTATTATTTCTAGACATACCTTTATCAGGTACTACTGTTCTATTACCAAAACTTGCTGTTGTGCTAAATCCTAATGCCATCTTATCCTCCTGCTAGTATTCCGCCTGGTCTCATTTGTCTTTCTATTTCTGCTTGTACGACTCCATTAATTGCGTCTGCAAATTCCTTGCTTCCCTGTGAGTCTACGCTTGATTGTGTTCCTGCTCCGTCAATATTAACTGTAATGTTAGTATTATTTTGATTGCCCATAGCGCCTTGTAAATTTACTGGTATACTTCTATTATCTGGTAGAGGTACTACTGCTTCATGTTGTTTTCCTTCTCCTACTATATAAGTAGGTTGTCTAGCTACACCACCACTTGAGTATCCCATGATACCACCTCTTGCTAGTCCAGTAGTAGCACCGCCTGCGGCACCGCCTCCAAATAAACCTCCTAAGAATTTAAGGAAGCCTCCGCCACCTTCTCCTCCTCCAAAGATTCCTTTAAACATTCCAGATAGTAAGCCATTTTCTCCAAATAAACTACTACCTATTTTTGCAAACATTCCTTCTTTACCAAAAATACCTTTACCTATCTTTGCAAACATTCCATCTGCTCCAAAGAATCTTTGGAATATATTTGGCATATCTGCAATTGGTTCTAATTCTCCTGTTGTAAATAATGTTTCTCTTTCTTCTGGTGATAAATGTTCTAACCCCGATGTAAAAGATTTATCGTTCATTTTTCCTGCTATGTAAGTGGAATGGTCAAAACCTGAGATGCCCGCTCTACCTTCTCTACCAAAGATAAAGTCTTTTATCTTTGTACCAAATCCACCGATTGCTTCTCTAAAGCCTCCTTCTAGCTTTCCGTCCTCACCTAGATGTGGGAATAAATCGGCATACTTCATATTGTTAGGGTCTATAGCTTTAAACTCTGGAATATCCATTGTTGAAGCGCCAGGCATTGCTGCAACATGAGCTTGTAATACTTTTCCTAATCCATCAATATGTTGTTTATGAGCAGCTAGTATTTTTTGCGCTGGGTCTAGTTTTCTCATTCTCTTAAATCTTTCTGGTGTTAATGCCCTTGTTACAGGGTCTACAAAAGTTTCTGCTAATGCTTTTGCTGATGTTTTTCTTAACTCTTTTGCTATTCCTAATCCTAGTTCTTTACCTCCGAACTCTCCTAAATTTGCTGTCTCAAAAAGCGTTGCAAGATTACTTGCTGCTGCTTTATCAAAAGTTTCAAGTAGTGATTTTCCTAGCATTTCTATTCTGTCTAAAGATGCTTCTAATAAGTCTACTTGATTCTGTAATTCTCTATTAACTGCTATTTGTGTGTCTACACCTCTTTGTCTATTTTCTTCTACTTCATCTTGTAGTGTAGCTAAGTCTCCTAAATTTTTAACTTCATCTTTTGCTATATTATGTGCCATTTGTAATCTAAGGTCAAATATTTTTTGTTCTGTTTGTAGTCTTTTTGCTGTTCTAGTATTTAAAAATTTAAGATTTCCCATCTCTAACTTAGATAATGTTGATATCATTTTGTGTGTATCTACTATTAAATCTGCTACATCTAATCTTTCTTTTTCTAACTGTAATATTTCTGCGGCTCTTCTTGCATCTTCTTCTGCATTATCTGTCAGCTCTAGTTTTATTCCTAGTTGCTGTTGTAATACTTTTAATAGACTTTCATTTCTATCTTTTTCATCTTGTGCTAAATGGAATCTTCTTAACACTGTTTTGCCCGTCTTTTCGTCTATCTGTGTAAATTGATTTAGTACATTATCTATTGCTGAAATTGTGGATTCAGCTTGACTAGGTTTTGGCATCATATTCTGTATTGTTTCTTTCAAACTTTTTGCCGCTTCTTCTGTGTTTGTTATTACACTAGTAACTGTTTTGAAATTGTTAATTGTAAGTTCAGAATTTGCTAGTAAATCTTTTGTTATGTCTGTTATTATAACATTACCTTGTTCTGTAATTTCTAAGAAGTTCTTTCCTTCATCATAAGTATCAGTCAATATAGATGTTGTATCAGTAAGAAGTTTTGCTAGTTTTGCTTGTCTTGTTGATGTATCTTCCATAGACATAATATCATTAAATTCTTTTTTAAACTCGTCAAGATCCTTCCTGTTACCTGTTAGGTTAAACATCTGCTCAAATATGCTAAAACCAAGTTCGTCTGCAATTTCGGGCCCCATTGCTTTAAATCCTTCAAATTCTTGTAGAGCCATTGTAGATAGTTGCATAAGAATACCTTTAACTTGTGCCCTATATGCTTCACTCTCAAATCCAGCAGCTCCTCTATCTTTTGCACCGAAACTAAATAGATGTCCCACTACATTTGTCTCTTGTCCTTCTCCAAAGTTTTGTGCTAAACTATCTTGTAAATCTTGTATGAAATTCGTTCCAGACATACCTCTTTTTAAAATATTATCTAGTCTTTTCATTTCAAAGTTAGCAGCGAGTGCTGCACCTTCTAATCCTTCGAATTCTTCTTTTATTTGTCGTACTCTTTTTTCTGCTAAATCTCCTGCAAAAGTATGTGCTAAATCTGTCATTGTTTCATTTAACACTTTATTATTTTCATTAATTGCTTGTAAAGATGCGTTTATTCTTTTTGTAAAAGGTAGTAAATCAACAATAAATTTAGCGGTAAAGAAAGCCATCAAAATACCAAAAGCCATATTCATAATCGCTCCAAGAGTTGCGAATACGGGCGCTAAAGCTTTAGCCGCTACTCCGATTCTCATAAGTGCAGTTTGTCCTTTTACTTGTATTCTTGTAAAAACTCCTTGAATTTGTAGCCCCAGTATTTTAAAATGTGCCGCTATTGTTTTTGTAGTTTGTTTAGATATAACTCTTAGTCTTTTATCAACAGCTTGATAAGCTGCCAATCTTTGTTTATTCATTTTTTTAGTATGAGTTGCACCTCTTTTTTCATCTGCTATAATTGATGCTATTAATTTTTTCTGCTCTTTTATAGTCATAGCAGTAAACTGTTTTAAACTTATTTTTCTTCTTTTTAGTTCTGCTTTAAATATTTTATTCTTTCTAACTTCTGCCGCTGAGAAAGACTTCTCTATCTTTTTAATTCCACCTTGTTGTGTTTTTATATCTGCATTTAATGTTCTTAGTTTTTTCTTTGCTGCATTACCTGCTGTTTCAGCAGCCACTCCCATTGATTGAAAACTAGGAACAATTTGTTTTAATATAGATACAGCAAACATTGTAACAACTGTAATAAGTGCACCAAAGTTTGCGGAAATAAAATCTGCTATTCCACCAAAAACACTAACAAAAGGGCCTTGTATCTGTATAAAGAAATCACTAATTTTAGTAGCTAATCTATCGAAAGGATTAAGTAGTTTATCTGCTTCTTGCTCCATTGCACCAAAGTTTGCTATTAACTGTCTTTGTACTTCTTCGAATACAGCAGCTCTTCTTTGTGATATGGTTAATTTTTCTGCGATTAATCCATTAGCATTTGCGAATTTTCTAGTAGCAATGTCTAATCTTAGAATAATACCAAGTTCATCAAGTAGTTCTGGTTCAGCTTTTGTAACACCACGAATAAGCCTATTAAATGAATCTGTCAAGTCTCTACCAAGAGTAACAGAAGCTAACTTAGCTCCTTCTGCTAACCCTGCGAGTTGTTCTTGTGTAAATCCAGCGGCCATACCTATAGAGGCTTGTTGCGCTGCGTCTTGGAAATTTAAGAGACCACCGGTAGCTCCTCTAACAGCTGCGGTTACTCCCATCATGGATTGTCCTGTTATTTCTCCTAACATTCTGAATCCTTTAATTTGATTTTCTATGTTGGCTGCGTTTTGAAATGCTCTGAAAGCTGCGCCAACAGCAAAGAGTGTAGAGGCAAGAATAGCGTAAGATTGTACAAGACCACCTGTGCCTTGTTGCATACGAGCAAATCCTTTTGTGCCAGATTCGACACGACCAGACATAGCCTGCATATTACGGTTAACATCTCTAGTAGATTTACCCGTTTTATCTAGTTTTTTACTCGTTTTATCCGCATTTAGCCCTAATTCCTTTAAACTACCATCATCGGTAACTTCAATGGAAATTATTGCGCCTTTTACTTTTTTGGTCATTTTCTAGTGTTGCTCTTTAACTTACGCTCTTCGGCTTTTCTTTTAGCCTCTTGTTTTTCATTTATTACTTTTGAGTTATAATATTCAATATGTTTTAAAAACCATACAGTTTGTTGTGGGTCGACAATATTAAATATGTCTATGTAAGTGCCTAAAGCAGAAAAATCTTTGCCCATATAATAACCACTAGTTCCGTCCCATCTATCAGATAAAACATCATGCAGTATAAAGGCGTCTAAGACTTCAACTGGAAACATACTCCTTTCGGGAGGTAGTTTACTTGGGTCTGGTGTTTGTCCTAATTGTTCACAAACTAATAGATATTTTTCAACATCTATTCCAGTATCTTTGAAAGTTCGTTCAATCAAGTAGAGAATATACTCTACTTGCTTTGAGTAAAATTTTCCAGGTCACCTACAGTATCTGTTACCCATTGGTCAAAGTCTGCTGAATTTTTCATAAGAACTTCTGCATTTTCTTGCGTAAAAGGAAGTTCTGATTCAAGGTCTTTACCACTCACATCTACCAATAGAAACTCTTCTAAGTATTTGAATTTTAGTCCTGTCCAGTTTTTAATAATTGATTGTACATATTCATTTAAGAAGATATCTTCATCTAGTGATTCTTCAAAAGCTCTTGTTTTTTTATTGAACTTTTGTTTCATACATCTTTGTCTTAGTTTGAGTAATTCTTCTCTTCCTAAGTATGTCAAGTCAACTTTAAATCCTTCATACCCTGGGTATTCTATTGATACTGTTTTACTTGGAGTCATAAGACTCTTAAGTGAAACAGGTTCTGGTTTTGTTTTTACTTGTTCTGTCATTTTTTATCCTATTAAGTGGGAGGGCTTTCACCCTCCCGGGTTAATTAATTATTTAGGGAGCTTTATACTCCAATTTAACTTCATTAGTTGCGTTCGCAGCTGTTCCAGATGATAAGTCACTTGATAGTGCATGGAAGTTAGTCTCCACGGATACTACATCATCTAAACTGTGAGTTGGCAACTCGAGGTGACATTTTGGCATAGTTGCAATAACTCTTTTAACTGTTGAGCCACTACCACCGATACCAAATGTTAAACTAAATGCATTAGTTATAACACCTCTTGATTCTTGTAAGTTTTCAAATAAAGCTAAAGAACCGTTCGCTTTATCATCAAGGTAGCAGGTAAAGTTACCTGATACACTTCTTGTTCCCATTACATGTCCTAATGGAAGGTTAACTGAACCTAGTGTTTCTGGTGTTAGGTAAGTCATATTATTTTCTATTGTAATATTACCACCTGTTAATGTAACAGCGTATGTTACATCACTTGAACCCAGTAATCCTTTGTCAGTACCTGTTGTTTCAGAAGCATCATAACTAATTGTTAAGTCTGTAAGTTTATTTCTGATATAGTTATCAGTATCGCCTACACCCTCTTTAATTAAGCCTTTTGTTGTTTCTGCCGCTCTTGATACAGAACCAGAGTCATTTGCTGCTGATGTGCCTGTATTTAGTGCGTGAGCCTCTTCGATTGATTGTCCGTTTCCACTCCAAGCAATCTGTGCAATACCCTCGATGTCAAAGTCTATTGAAGCAGAGCCAACTGAACAGTTAGCTAGTTTGTAGATAGTAACTCCATCTACACCTGTTTCAAAGAAACCATCGGTGGCATCTTTAGACGCTCCTAGTACAAAAAACAAGTCAAAAACTCCGAGAGCTACTTTGTTTGATGCTGAAAAATCAAATACGTTTGGTTCATATGTAGCTGCTGCACTGCCAAATACTTTACCGCCACTGCTACCTGCGATAGCTGCATCGTATGTAGTGGCTGACATAGCCGCCCATAGTGGGCCTTCAACTGCAAACTCTTGGGCATTACCCGCATGTTCTGTTGGTGACCCTGCGCCTGCATTACTTGTACCTGATTTTGTAGGTCTCATATAAGTGTTGAAACTCCATTCTGCTGGTGCATAAGAGTCAGTAAACATTGCTCTACCTCTTTTACTATTACCAGAAGAGTCAGCTGCTTCACTTAAAGTAACCTCTGATGTATTCGTTCCCTGAGAAAATGAAAAACCGTCTAATACAGGAATCTCATACAGAGCTGTATCAGTGGCGTCATAAGCCCACTTCATGAATACTTTGGTATCTCTACTAAAGAAAAATGCCATTTTATTCTCCTAATTTAATATCGAATCTCACAGGTGATTTCTCCTACACCCAGAGGTTCTAATACGCCTTCATCTGTATCTACAGCAATAATTGTTGTTTGTGCTGTAGACTGAGATGCTCCTGTTGAATCTGTGTAAACCAGTGGATCATTATCCTCTAGTACACTTTCAACATCTTCTAACAGTTCTTCGAGTGCTAAAATGACATCGTCATCATCGCTAGTATAACATCGAACTGTTAAACTTAAAAATCTAAATCTAAAACCACCGCCTTCATATTGACGAGTTTCTGCTCCTGCCCCTATATGAATAGTGGGAAATTCTTCTACTTCGTCCCAAAATTTTAATCTTCTTTCTACTTTAGCTACTGAAGTTCTAAAAGGCGCACTGCCATTTATTCCTTCCATTTTTTCGGCTAAGGCTTCGACTATTGCTCGACGACGCGTGGTATGTTTCCTTGCTAGTGACGAGTCCATTATCTATCTACCTGTACCCCAAATCTTTGCCCTAGTAAACCTGAAGCTACTTCTCTAACTGACCTTTTGATTAATCTTTCTGGGTTTCTTTGAGTAGTATATCTTTTACCTCCTGGAGCATATGTTCCATAAGGGTCTGTTGCATAACTTGTTTCAATCATTGTATTTCCACCTCTTGGCCCTTGTGTTATATTATCAACTCTTACTGAGTTTGCTAATCTACCTGTTCTAAATCTTAATGCAGGTGCAGTCATATTTTTTGCTACTGCTTGT